AGTTATTACTATCTACAAGTTCGCTAGCAGGAGATTGAGAATCTCCTTGTTGTTCTTGAGAATCAATATCACCGACTTTCTCTTCATTCTCTTTTTGTTGCTTACAAAACCTATAAAGTTGTTCAGCAACAATCAAAACGTCAGCAAACGTTTCAGTTTCAGCAATCATATTGATAATTTCCATTTCTTCACCACGCTCAATGGGAATGTCAACATGACTGCCAATCTTAAACCAAAGATTAGCTCTATCAGCAAGATTCATTTTAGAGATATCTTCACCCTCAAGGGAAAAGAAATCAGAATCACTAAGTTCTTTATATCCATTGAAAAATGACTTTGCAAGTCCCATATACTTGCGCTTCATCAACTTCTCAACGCGAGCATCTTCTACAATATTCACAAACTGAGGAGGAACTTTCACTTCCTCCAACCAATTCTCATCAGGTGTAAACAATGCATGTCCAACTTCGTGTCCAACCAACAAATCATACACAACATTACTTGCTTTCTCCCACAGAGGAAGAGTCAGCACACGAGTATGAACATTGAATTGAGCCGTCTCAACCCTACGGTGTTCAACCACCAAATCTTCAGTAGCAAGCAGTTTGGCGAGTTGAGATTTGATTTCGTGTTGAACAGACATGATTCTCGTTTCGTATGAAGCCACAATACGACGAAACCGCCCCATTGGAGCGGTTCATGTGACGCTTTTTAAAGTGGCGTAATGCTTCTCGCCTTGCTCTCATTGCCTGAGGTTTAAGGCGACGTTTCTGTTCCTTCTTACTGTGATGTTGCCAGTTCGGGGTAGAGTTTGCCAATGTCCTGACGATAGAGTTGCCTTATATTATCTATGAGAGCAGGTGTCTTGTCAAGCTTGTTACCTTCATTTCTTTTTGTGTATACCAGTTCTTGATTCATTGATACTTCTATTTCTAATATCTGACTCAGCCATTCTGAAAAATCATTTCCAAATCCAGATTCAAACTTCCAAACATGAGTTTTATCTGATAGAAAATCAACTTGATTTCTAAACCAATTTCTTGATTCCTCTAAAGGATAGTTTTCAATCATAGAAAAGAACTGCATAGGATCTTCCATCAATTCTTGGATATCATTCCCATATAAGTGAGTGAGAAAGAATGAAGAAGATATGAATCTTTCTATTGGATTTCTAATAATAGAAACGTGAGGTATGTTCTTTACATCTAAGTACTGTTGATAATACTCTCTATGAAAGTGAGCAACTTCAATACCATTAATGCTCTGATACATGTTAGAGACGTTTACTTTATCGTCCCATATCCAACCTTGAGATTCTAGGTTTCTTTCAATAAATCTTCCAGCAGTTCTTGGAATATGAATAAAGAAAAATCTTTTTCCCGTTTCAACATGTTTAAATGTTGCCATCAAACTGCCATGCGGGAAAATCCTTTAATTTTCTCAAATCTGATACACTGATCGAATCTGTCTTCCATCCCTTGCTTGTGAGAGATGACAAATACATTTGCATCTTTGATAACGAAGCGGATGATTTTGAGAAACTCTTCTGTCCCAAAGCCATCGAGTGATGAATCAAATACCTCATCCATGATTAAAAGATTTGTATTGACTGAGTTCTTCATTCTCGCAACTTCTCTCCAAGTGAAAAGAAGTGCTAAGTCAATTCTCATCTTCTCTCCTTCACTAAAGGAAGCATAGGAGAAATCTTCATGGATAGGTGACTGGACGGTTTCGTTAAATTCCTCATCAAGTGTGAAGTTGATATAGAAATCCATCATCTGAAGATAACGGTTAACTTGCTGATTTATCAGCGGTAGATACTTCTTAATGATTTTGGATTTTACTCCACCGTCTTTAAGCAAACTATACGAAAAATCGTAGTAGTTGATTGTGTCTTTTTTAGAAGCGAGCTCGTCGTATGTAGTTTTTAAGTTTTTATTGAAGGATTCTAACTTCTCATGTTCAGAATTTCGGTTTGCAAGGTTCTCGGTAAGAACTTGAATTTCATGTTCAATATCTCTGATTTGTCTCTGACATCCAGAAATCTTGATATTGTTTTGAGAAATGCCATTAGTTAGTTTTGAAATCTCCTTCGATAGAGCAGTGAATTGACGCTCTCGCTCTTCTTCCTCTTTAATTGCCTCCTCCAGTTCTTTGTAACCAGATTGCAACTCCTTTGCTTTATCTTGAGCGTCCTTAATTCTATTTATTCTGAACTCCTCTTCAATGGACTGTGTGCAAGTAGGGCATACCGTATTCTCAGTAAAGAACTTATGCTCTTTAGTAATTGTAGATACTTTCTGAGAAATCTTACCCTTAAGGTTTCCCAACTTACGAAGTTTCTCTGTGGCTCCAATATGATTTTCTAGTTGTTTTTCTAATAAATTCACTTTATTAGAAATCTCAATATTTTCATTGATAGTATTGTTTTCTTCTGCAAGAAGTTTTTGAATACTAGTTTCTTTGTCTTTGATATTTTCTTTACCACGATTCTCAAGCTCTTCAATAAAGTTCTTCTGCATTTGAACTTTATCTAGAAGAGATTCTTTTTTAAGTTCGTAAACCTTAATGTCTTCTTTGATTGCACGAATCTTGTCTTTGATTACAGAATTCATTGAAGAGAAGATTTTGATATCAAGCAAATCTTCAATCACTTCTCTACGATTAGCTGCAGTTAGTTGCATAAAAGGAACAAACGTGCTGCTACCCAGAATAACAATCTGAGTGAATGACTTGTAATTCATTTTGAGAACATTCTGCTCCAACCACTTCTGTTGATCTAGAGCAGCGGAAGCTTGATCCAGAAGAGAACCATCTCGCCATACTTCAAAAATATTTGGTTTGATTCCCCTTACAACTTTCCATTGAGTTCCACCAATAGAAAATTCAACTTCAACTCTGCAGTCCTTTTCATTTACAGAGTTAATCAGTTGAGGTTTATTGATTTTACGAAAAGGCTTACCAAACAAAGAAAACGTAAGAGCATCAAGAACGGTTGACTTACCAGCACCGTTCGTACCAATGATTAAGTTTGTATTGTGTTTGGTAAAGTCTAGTTCAGTAAACTGTTGTCCTGTACTAAGAAAATTTTTCCAACGAATCTTTTCAAATAAAATCATGTTTAGTTCTAGGAGGAATTACAAAGTCATTTTTGGTAATGATAGCATATCTATAATCACTCATCTCGCATGTCTTTATCATTATCTCATCTTCAATCTCAATCACATGCATTTCTGGACTTCCGTCTTCTTCCAACATCATGGCAAATCTAACAGCATCATCTTCCTCTTCAAAGAGATAAAGGATTTGTTCTCCCTCTTCATTCTTTACGGAATATGCGCCTTCAGTTTCTTTTCCATGAATTGTTAGAATAAACATTACACTAGTTCACAAGCTTCTTGATATATCTCCTGCATCATTCGCTGAACAACTGATTTATCAAGATTAATTTCTGCCTCCTGAATATATCTATTCAAGATAGAAAGGGTGTCTTCTGACTCAAATGCTTCAAACTCTTCAGATTCTTCAATTACAAAATTTTCTACAACCTTTAAGTCAGAAACGTTAGAAGCATAAAGTTTATCAATGAACTTTTCAAATTGCTTGGTATCAGTTTTTTTACGAACAATAACCTTTACAATCTTGTTCTCATACTCCCTAGTATCAAATGTTTGGTGGTTTGTATCTTCATAGTAGATACTATAAAACATTCTATAAGGATTATTGATTGGAGTGTGTTCTAGAGTTTCAGTGTCGAAGATATGAAAACCTCTTTTATCATTCAAGTCATTCCAGAACAGTTCATATGGATTTCCTAGATAAAAGATTCTTCCGTTGTCCGATCGAGTGTGATAGTGTCCCGAGAAGACATGACTGAACTTCTCAAATAGTTTGCTCTCCATACCGTGTTCCATGACGATACTTTTATTAACTCTAAATCCTTGTAGCTCAAGGTGCCCCATCGCACAAATGCTAGATGTAGTTTTAATAGATGAGATAGTAGTTTCATAATTTTCTTGATTAATCCAGGGTATAAAAAGAACTTTAAGTTTATCTAGTGTGACTTCAGTTGGTTCGGAATATACGGTTACATTGTCATATTCACGTAGAAGTAAATCTACAGCATTTACTTCATTTGTATTTTTATAATATGCAGTATGATTTCCAACAATGGTATGAACAGTTACTCCCATTGCTTGGAGTCTATCGTAATAATTATTCTTTGCCCAAGAAAGTGCTGAGAAATCAATACCTTTGCGACTGTCAAAGGTATCACCCATATCAATTACAGTTGTGATACCTTCTTCCTTTAATGTAGGAAAGAATACATTCTCATAAAACTTCAGAAAGTAATCATGAAAAAGTTTGGAATTCTTTCTTGCACCGAAATGCTGATCGGTAATAATTGCAACTTTCATTAACCGCGCAGTTTTGAATGAACATTGTCCTTAATACTATTGTAGTCGGAATAGTTAGAGCCGTCAAGTGTATTGCTGTCATCAAACACTTCACTGAATCCTGACTTTTCAAGGATTTTGTTCTTGATTTCTAACTGACGCTTTTCTCTTTGGATACGGCGAAGGAAAGCGTAGTGAATGATTTGTGTAAAATATGCAAAGGGGTTTTGTGACTTCTCTGGATTGAAGTTGTGAATGTATTGAACACAGTTCTCAATCCCATCAGAAATCATATCCTCCTTGAACATATAGTTCACGAAGTTTGGTTTGAAGGAAAGGTGATTAGCGATCTTCAGGAAACACTCACCAATGTATCGTGGAATGGGAGGCTTAGTGTCCCATTTCTGAGAGCGATCTTCTTTGGTTGGTTCTCTACCATACTTCTTGATAAAGGCAATCTCAACATCTTCACGATATTTAATCAGTGCAGAGAGAAACTCTTTATTGTTTACGTAGTGCTCTGACCTCTTTCTTTTGGCCATAACTGCTGTTGATATCATTAGTTTATCTCATAATATGTATGAATTATACCATTTTTAAAAATGCTTGACAAGTCCTCAAATATTCAGTAGAATACCTTTGTTAGGGTTGATAGAAATGGCTTAGCTACTCTTATAGAGCTTCTCTAGAATCTCTTTAGCATCATTGATATTAGAGACATAACCCATTGTTTTAGTAATATTCTTTTTATTAGTTCCTTTGTTCAAAGGTTCTCTTACGAAAGTTTGATACATCATTATCATTTCAATATCAGAAGATTCAGAGATAGTAAGAACATCTTCTAGATTTAAGATAAACATATCATCAGTTGTTGTTTTAAGCCAAGGTTCTAATGAATAACCAACAACACCTTTTCTTCCTTTTATTTCATTAACAATAATTGGATTAGAAACTATTAACATAGTTCTATCTTCTTCTTCAGAAGCTGCTACTTTAGCAAATATCTCTTCTCCTGTTTTTAATTTTATTGTTGCATAAAAGTCGTCTTCAATTCCCATTTTTCTTTAATTGAATAGTGATTATCTCATAGTTAAAATTCTCTTCATTGTATGTTTTAATTCTTTCAATAAAGTGATTAAGAGTATAATTTTTTCTAGTGTTATAGGTACAATCGTCAGAGATATCGTAAAGAGTGGCTTTTACTTTGTCTTTTCCTTTTCTAAGAACTCGTCCAATACTTTGAAGATTTCTGATTCTGGACTTACTTGGAGAGGCAAAGATGACATTATGGAGATTTTTAATATTGATACCTGTAGAAAAAGTTCCATAAGAGGCAACAATAATTGCGTTGTTTTCTCTCTCTGTAATCTCTCTGACTAATTCTCTTTCTTCAGCATCCACTCCACCATGTACAAAGAATACTTTACGTTCCTCACTAGTGTTACTATTTATTTGTTCGTAAAGTACTGCACCATGAGCCTCAACTCTTGCAAACAAAACAAGAGTATTGCCTTTTAAATCTAAAGTAAGATTACGAATGAATTTATTTCTCTGTTCGTGACCGATTAAATACTGTATCTCATCTTCATAAGTTTCAAACTTCTGTGGTGGGTGTTTAAGCACAAGACACTGAATGTCAAGTTGAGAAAGGTGTCCCTGTCTCATCAATTCATCAGTTCTTGTTACTTTATATGATGGGCCAAACAATCCTTCAAGTACCCACTTATGAGTTTGTGTACCGTCTAATGTTCCAGTGAAACCAAATCTATACTTAGCATGATGAAGCTTAGTCATGATTTGTATCAATGACTTGGACTTGAAAAGGTGTGCTTCATCACCTATAATACAACCATAGTCTTCAAAGAAAGATCGCTCTAGTTTGTATACTGACTGCCATGTGGTAATTGTCACTGGAGCATCATTACTCTTCTCTCTACCAGAATAGATACGGTGGCAATATGAGTCAGCATCCCAACCATAATCCAAAAAGTCCTTGTACATCTGCTCTACAAGAGATGTCGTCGGAACAACTAGAAGAATTTTTTCGCCTTTATCCACAT